ATTTTGCATAGGTTAAAATCAATCTACCTTTTAAGATATATGGAATTTAAATCAGAATTAGCCGAAATGAAGTTATCTCTTGCCGCATTCATGGCAGAGGTAAAGCAGCGTTTCAGCGAAGAACCTGTGCCTGCTGCGTTTGGTGAGTTGACTTTGGTTGACGGAACTATCGTGGTTTTTGAAGGTGAGGAACTTGCCGCTGGAATGCTATTGAACGTTAAAGGCGAAGAAGGCATTGTTCCTGCTCCCGATGGAGTGCATGAAACTACCACTGGTCTTTTGGTTACAACCAAAGATGGTGTGGTTGAAATGATTGAAACCAAAGAAGAAACTCCCGTTGAGGAAGTTGAGGTTGAAAATCAGTTTGCATCCGTTGAGCAGTTCGATGCTTTGAGAGCCGCTAACGAAGAACTGGCAGCGAAAATCGCTACCCTTGAAACTGCACTTGTAAACATCCTTGGTAAAGTTGAAGAAACTTTCAGCGTGTTTGAAAAGTTTGCAGCCACCACTCCTGAACCGACTAAAAAGCCATTCGGTTCAGTTAAACCTGAAAAAGAGGAAAATTTCTTTGGCTTTGTTTCCGCAATCAAATCAATCAAAAAATAAAATAAAATCATGGCATTTGACGTAACAGGTCTCACCAATTACACCAAAGAGGAAAGCTTACAGCTTCTGACCAAAGCGATGTTCACCGCCAAAACTGCAAATCTTTTGCAGGGTGCTGGACAGGTTCTCCCCGGTATCAAATCTGCTGAAATACTGCCTTTGCTGTATTCAGACGTTTACTTCCAATCTGACAGCTGCTCTTATCAGACAAGCGGTAACACTACCCTGTCCAAGCGCACACTGACCGTTGGAAAAGTTAAGGTTCAGGAAACTTTGTGCCCCAAAGACCTTGAAACCAAATACACACAGAAAGCTCTTGCCGCTGGTGAAGCTATCGACATGGGTGTATTCACCGAGCAAATCGGAGCTGAAAAAGCTGCCAAAATTGCCGAAGCTATCGAAACTTCAATTTGGCAGGGTGATACCACAGGCGGTGCTGGCAACTTGGGTTACTGGGATGGCTTCCTGACTATCCTCGGAGACCTCGGTTTCGGTGGTGCAGGTGACCCTATCAAAGGTAACGTGGCTAACGCTTACGCTTCTATCACTGCTTCCAACATCGATGACATCATCACTACCATTTACAGCGTTATCCCTGCTGAACTGCTTGGAAAACCTGACCTGATGATTGCTATGGGTACAGATACTTTCCGTCTTTACAGACAGTGGTTGGTAACTGCTAACCTGTTCCACTACCCTGCAAACGAAATCGCAGAGATGGAGATTGTTGACCCTATCACTGGCATCAAGATTTACGGTCTGCATGGCATGAACGGAACGAACAAAATCGTTGCTGGTCTGTGGAGCAATTTCTTCTTGGGTACTGACATGATGAACGAAGAAGAAGAGTTTGAATTTATCTTCAATCCTTTCGAGCGCAGAGTACAATTCCACACCGCTTTCAAATACGGATGTCAGGTTGCTTACCCTGAGCAAGTTGTTCTTTTCACACTCTAATTTTAACCGAATAGAGAAAGTTTAACCCGGGGGGTGGGGAAAAACCCTACCCCCCTTTTTAATAAAAAAAAGAAATGAGTTGTCAATTAACTTCGGGGTTCACCCTTGACTGCAAGACGGCTGCTGCCGGCATTAAAAATATTTGGCTCGTGGAATTCGATGCTAAATCTACATTAACCAAATCATCAGGCGAAGTTTCTGCCCACACTTTGAGTGGTGGCAAAAGCTACTTCAAATATGAGCTTGAAAAGGAAACTGGCTCTATGACATGGCGCACCATTCCTTCTACTGAAAACGGAACCGTGTTTTACGAAGCTGACTTGGTTGCACGTTTGCACAAAGTGACTACCGCACAGCGTAACGAGATTAAACTTCTCGCACAGAACAGAATGTTAGCCATTGCCCTTGATGCAAGTGGTGACTACTGGCTGCTGGGTGCTGACTATGGTGTTCAGTTGCAGCAAAGTGAAACAAACTTCGGACAGGCGTTCGGTGACTTCAAAGGTCATGTATTAAATTTTCTCCACAAAGAGACCGATTTACCTTTGAAAGTTCAGGCCGCTGTTGTAACTTCGCTGGGTCTTTGATTTTTTCATAGTGTTTTCATGCAGAAAGGGTGGTCATTGACCACCTTTTTTGTTTAACATGAAACCGACCTACTTATATTAGTAGGATGCTTTACATTACAAAGGGCGGCACACCTGAACTGATCATCACTGGCAGGGAAAAAGTAACGGTTTCACCCGTGTACTATCTGCTTGTTTTTGAAAGTGAAATGTCGCAGGAACAAAAGGCATTTATTGTAACCGATACCAGCACAGCACCCAACAGATACCAGCTATTTTCATTTGTAGAGGGCAGCAGTGCAGCAAAAACATTGGCGGTAGGAACGCATTACTGGGCATTATACGCACAAACTTCACCCACCAACACTAACCCATTACTTGCATCGCAGGAAATTGACCGGGGATTGGCCTATGTAACGGCATCGCATACCGCATTTAACGACCACGAAGTAAACACCACCATTAAACAACACCACATCGGATGAGTTTTGACCTATTACGCATAAATTTCACGGAGTCAAAGTTGCCTAAATTCAAGGAAAACAAGAATAAAGGCATCGTGACCTTTGGGGAAAAGAATGATTTTCCCGATACGTTACTTGAATTTTACAACAGAAGCCCAAAACATGGGGCTATTGTAAGGCAGAAAGCCCGTTTTGTGGCAGGTGAAGAAACCTTGGTGGATGGCAACCCCAGCGCAGTTAAGGTAATTGAATACGTTAACCCATACGAGGGAATACAAGAGTTCAAAAATAAACTTGCACTGGACTATGAATTGTTTAACGGGTTTGCGTATGAGGTACATTACAACAAAGTGGGGCAAATTTCTGCACTTTACCACGTAGATTTCAGCAACATTCGGACACTTGACCACGAAATCTATATGTATGCCGATGATTGGAAAAAGGCAAAGCATGAGGACATGAAGCATTATGCCCCGTTCAATCCAAATAAGGCGCAGCCGATGGAAGTTCAGCTGTTCTACTTCCGTGAATATGCACCTGCCTTGGGTGTTTATCCGCTTCCACCTTATCAGCATTGTTTGCAGTATATTGAAATCGATGTTGAGATAGCCAACTTCCACAATAACAACATCCGCAACGGGTTTGCCAACGGCACACTGGTTCAGTTGTTCAAAGGACAGCCGACAGAGGAAATTGCCTTTAACTTTGAGCGCAAGTTCAAGCAGAAAACAACCGGCACGGACAATGCAGGTGGTGTGCTTATTCAGTTCAATGAGATGAACGAAAAGTCTGCGGAGATTGCACACCTGCAACCGAGCGACATGGACAAACAATTCCTGCAACTGAACGAAACGGTACAGGATGAAATCTTTATCGGCCACAACTTCCCGAAAATTCTGCTCGGTTACGCAACCGAAGGCGCACTTGGTCAGCGTAATGAAATGATTGAAGCGTATGAACTTTTCCACAAATCATACGTAAACAAGCGACAAGTAAAACTTGACACTTGCCTTGAAAATACCCTTGAATACGTTTACCCCGGTATTGAATTAGATACAAAAGACAGCGATTTCTTGGGGGTTGATTATGTGGCCTTGCATCAGGTTGGAATTGTGACCGTAGATGAAGCAAGAACAGCCCTTGGATTAGGCGAAACTGCACAGACCGTTGTGGATAGCGCACAGCGTATAATTGAAAATATCAACAGCTTGTCACCATTGGTAGCAAATAACGTGCTTTCAAACATGACCGTGAATGAAAAACGTGCATTGGCAGGGCTACCACCTATACCGGGCGGAGATGCGTTGGCAACTGCACCAACAGAAACAGCAACTCCCGAAAATTTTAGCCATCAAGGTTGCGAATTTCACAAATGGTCGGATAATGACTTGTCAGTTTTTGCCAAATTTGGGGCTGATGAAAGCGAATTTGAGGAAGTGAAACTCACCTTTGAACTGACCACCAAAGAAAAGCGTGTGTTGGCTGTTGTAAATTCCGACGAAAAAGCCACATTGAAAGACATTTCCACTGCCACTAAAATAGGCGAAGAAGAAGTCATCAAGATTTTGAAAACTTTGCAGGACAGCGGAAAGATAAATTGGACAAACAATGCAATCAAAATTACCGACATTGGCCGGGGTGAGATTGCTGATACCGAACTGCCCAAGTTAGAACTGCGTTACAAGTACGATTTAGACCCCGATGCCTTGCCGTTGCAGCCCGGTGGGAAAAGCCGTGAGTTTTGCCTTCGTATGGTGGACATGGGCAAACTTTACACCCGTGAAGAAATCGACCAGATGAGTGCAATTTTAGGTTATAGCGTATGGCTTCGCAGGGGTGGGTGGTACACCGTGCCTGAAAGCGAACCACCTTTGCATATTCCGCATTGCAGACACGAATGGAAACAAAGAATAGTAAGGAGAAGAAACAATGGCTAATTTCGCATATTTCGTAAGTGAGCAGGATGTAAAAAAGAACACCCCTATTGACGAGAATGTCGATAGCAAGTTGTTACAGACTGCCATGCGTACCGCACAGGATGTTTATATCCGTGATATTTTGGGCAGCACCCTTTATGACAAGATTTGTGATGACATCAACGGTGCTGGGCTTGGTGGTAACTACCTGACATTGGTCAACAAATACGTTGCACCTTGCCTGTACCATTACGTGATTTTGGACTCAATGCTTCCATTGACCTACAAAATGATGAACAAGTCAGCGGCAAGTCGTGGCGCAGAAAATGCAAACGCTGTGGATGTTGACCAACTTCGCATGATTGAGCAGCGTTACCAAAATA